AATGCCCCACCGTACTTCCCCATTGGGGAGACTGACGGGAAGGACTGGGTTTCCCCTTCTGGCACCCACGGCGTGAGAACGCTGTTGAGGTTGGTTCCCTTACTGGATCCACGCAGACGGTTCTTACGCAACACGTTGCCAATGACCGTTCCACCCTTCTCGATGCCTGCTGAGTTCTTGTCCAGTGTCAGGCCAAGCGAGTCCATGGCCGCAATGGCCTCTGGCGCAAGGTCTGAACCGACCGCTGTCAGCCAGCGATCCCAGGAAGCCTGGAACTGCTTTGCCTTGGTCTCCAGCTTCTGCTGCATCAGGTTGAGGTTCTGCTTAACCTGTCCACCGGCAATCGTTGTGACATCAGGCGCTGACGTCGAGAAGGCTTGGAGGTCTTTGAGCAGCTGCTCACCAGCATCGCCGAGACCCTTGAGGTACTCGACAAAGCCAGTGTTCCCGAGTGCCCACTTGGTCAGATCTTTATTGGTGACGCTGGCCTGCAGTAGGGCTTCGTAGTAGTCGGCAATAAATGGGTTGAGGTTCTTGGCGGTTTCATAGCCAAGGGCTTTGGAAATGAAGTTCTTAGCATCGCGCGAAGCGCGCTTGCGGGCTTCCTTCCTGGCCTCTTCGGGCTTCATACCCTTCTTGGTCAATTCCTTGACGTAAGCCGGGACATTGCGCTCGATGGTCTGGTCCAGAAACTGGAACACGGCCATCTGGGAGTTGGTGTTGAGCGTTTCAGAGAGACCTTTGGTGTCGATGCCCTTGAGGCTCATTCCCTTCTTCTTGATGGCGCCCGTCATGACGCCGCCGATACGATCCCAGTTGGTGCCGAGGCGTGTACCAGCACGCTCACCCGAGGGTTCGCCAAGGGTGGTCATAGTCGCAACCTGAGCCACAGCCTGCTCCGGGGTCATCCCGGAGAGCTTGGCTGTCGACATGAAGCGATAGTAACCCTTGATGATGTCGGACGCCGCGGTCGGGTATTTGTCTTCAAAGAAGTCGACCGTCCCGACAAATTGATCCATGAGCTGTTGTAGCTCGGCTGGCTTTTTACCGGCGTACCAGCGCGACGCGGTGCGCGCCATGACGTTTGAGACTTCTTTGGCGTCCACATCATCCCACAAGAGCATGGCCTTTGCGGCCGACTCAGTGACGGGCTTGACGCCTTCTTTTTGGACACCGCCAAGAGCGACTTGAGCGGCCATCCCGGCAACATCGTTCTGTTTTAGGCCGTATTGCTTGGCAATCTTCTGAAACTCGCCGCCAAACTCAAAAGCCTCGGCGCGAGACATATTGGCGGCCTTAGCGAGCTTGGTGAGCTCGCTTTCAAAGCTGGCGAACCGCTTCAAGCTGGCGTAGGCCAGCATGCCGCTGCCAACAAGGCCAACCGTCCCTGCGCCGCCGCGGCCAAGGGCGTAGCCTGCACCACCGGTAGCAGCCAAGCTCTGCTGGACAGGTGTCCAGCTGCGTCGCCAACCAGCGCCGCCACGGGGCGGACCGCGACCCCACATGCCACCAATGGCCTGTGATGCGCGCGAAGCCCGCGCGTTCGCCATCCAGGCCTTTGTGTTTGTATTAAGCGCCGCCGTTGTTGCGTGGATGCCGCGTGCTGCTCCGCTGCCCATGCGCGCCATGGCCATTGAAGCTGACTTTGCTGCGGCTGCGACGCGGTTCATTCCGCCAACCATCCCGTTGAGGGCTGACGTAATGCCGTCCTGAAAGACGCCGCGGATGATGAAGTCTTTAATTGCCACGCTTCGTCTCCTTCGGGGCTTCCAGGTTGAAGCTGCGCATCAGCTCATCATAGAGCCAGACCAACTGCTCCCACTCCAACTTCTGGATTTCCGAAAACTGCATGTGCGCATGGCGCATCAGCATTACGGTTAGGAGTCGGAGGGTGATGGGGTGTTGGCCGTTTCGCCCCTTTGGAAAAAACTTTCGAGGAGCTCCTGGACCTTGTTCCAATCATCCAGGTCGAGCTCATGGATGACGCCAAGATCAACGCCAGACGCCGCAGCAGCCAAATTGGCGTACTGCTCGATGGGGCTCTTGGCGTCTTCCCAGTTCACTTCGAGCATGTGCTTCACCTTCAACTTCCGGAAGGTCAGCTGGGTGTATTGCTGTCCGGCAAATTCGACCGGCTCATTCAACTTGATGGTCTTCTGTCTCATAGTCCCCTCATCACAGTGAAAGGGCGGGGCTTGTTGGCCCCGCCCCTTAAATTACAGTCCGAGTGCGATGCGATCTTGCTCAAGCTGATCGACGCCACCAACCATGCGGCGGCAGTTTTCAATGTCGATTTCGATGAGCACGCGATCACCCTTGGTGAGCTTGTAGTAGTCGAGCGCCACCATGAACGTGACGCTCATCTTCTCACCGGCTTGGAACTGCCCCATGTCAACGCTCTTCAGCGTGCCGCGCATGTTGGCGATGACAGCGCTGGAAACGCCGTCATGTCCGGACAGAGAGCCACGCAGGGTGAACGCCTTCTGCTGGCCAGGGTAGAGACCGAACTTGTCGATCACCTGGTCGTCCAGCGACGTCATCGTGAACTCGAACTCGAGCTTCTCCATGCCAAGGTCAACCTCGACAGGGACATCCATACCGCCGCCGCGGTACTCATCCATTTTCAGGGTGAGCTTCGGCAGGGTTGCGCCGTCACAGTCACCGGCTTTACCGAAGCCGTCGACGTAGACAACGAATTTCCTCAAATAACTAGAGACGGGCATCGGTCACTCCTTAGACAGCCAGCTCGCGGATCACGTCGGCAATGAGTTCCTCGTAGTAATCCGGGTTGCGATGTGCCCGGAACCGGAGGTGCTCAATCGGCGCCGGGGGTTCGATATCGAAGTCCACCGCGAGGATGCCCTGGAGCATCTGATCCTTGGTGTTGATCGTCGGATCGATCCAGGCCTTGCCGTTGAGGATGGCGCCAACCGCCCGCAAGTGGCGGAGGTAAGCGTTCACGCTCTCAGCAATTTCGACGATGTTGTTCATCGAGAACGGACGGTCGACAGCCCAGAGGAAGGCCTCTTCCAAGCTCTCGTAGACCATATCAGCCGTGCGCCGCACGGAGAGGAAGGCCCAGTTTGGATCCGACGACGTCGTGCGGTTGCCCCAGAGGCGGAAGCCTTCGTGACGGATGACCGTCGCGACTTCGTTCTCGTTGAGGTAGTTCGCCTGCGTGTTCGGGTCCGAGATGTTGAAGTCCACAGGACGAGCCATGCCCGTGATCCCGTAGATCTCCTGGTTCGACGGGCTCCACCAGAAGCCCTTCGTGTTATCCATGCGCGAGATGATCCCGGCCACGCAGGGCGAGGTCGGGTAGGCAACATGGCTGTTGGTCAGGCCGTCGTATACCAAGATCTTGGGATCGACGACGTAGACGCGCTTGGAGCCGTAGTCGCCACGATAGGTGATGGCAGCTGCGTCCGTAGTCGAGGGGGCGTCGGCGATGATGATGGCGCGCAGGCGATCTGCGATGCCCATCATTTCCGAAACAATCGGGTTGCGCGCCGAGCCCAGCGACAGCGTCGCAAGAGCGGTCACGCCAGATGTCGGGGCCGCGATGCTGATCGTTGAGCCAGGGGCAACACCTTCGCCAGGATTGTCGATCCGAACTTCAACCACTTTACCAAGGTTGATGCCGGTTCCAAGAATAGCCGTAAAGGCAGGCTTGATCTTGGGCTGCGGGGGCGGGGGAGCCGAGATGGTGATGGTGGGCGGCGAGACGTAGCCCGTACCGGCGTCGGTCACGACGATGCCGACAACCTTGCCAGTGTTCGTGGGACCGGTGCCGAGGATGGCCGTACCCGTTGCCGTACGCCCGCCACCGGGAGCAGCGGAGAACGTCACTGTCGGGGCTTCAAGATAGCCTGAGCCCTGCTCAGTGATGGTGATGGCACCGACAGCGTTGGTGTTCAGCACGCAGGTTGCGGTGGCCGTGACTTCCGAACCCGGAGCCGGGTTGAAGGTCACAACCGGGGCTTCGGTATATCCGGTGCCGTCGTTCGTGACCGTGACGTCCGTCACGCCGTCCGTCACACGATAGTCGGTGAAGCCGGGAGCGATGAGGACTTTGGGAACGAGGCCGGTCTTGGCGCGCGACTGGAGGAAGGCCCAGGCGCCTGTACCCATCACCGAGGATCCGGCGATGTTGGCGCGGGTCTCGCCAATGGTCAGGCCCTCTTCGACCCGGACCACAACCACGGTCGCGCCCGCTTGGTCAAAGATGCGGTCCACTGAGTCCTTGAGCGTGCCCTCATCGCCGAGTAGAGCGGCGATGCGCGGGTTGCCTACAATGGCCACCGGCTCATTGAGAGGGAAAACAGAAGCATCGGCATCGGGGGCAGTGCCGATAAGACCGATGATCGAGGATCGCACCGTCCGGATTGGGCGGATGCCATCGTCGATTTCCACGGTGTCTATGCCGTGGAGAAAGATTTCAGCCATGCGTTTCTCCAAAACAAATAGGCCCCCAAGGGAGCCGCATGTTCGTCAGATTGTGATTGGGTTTAGGTGACGTAGATCGTGCAAGCGGTGAGGTGATTACATTGAGCGGCCGGGGCGTTGCAGTCCCAGGTCCGTGACGTCAGGTTGGTGGTCTGGATTTCATAATAGAACGCCCCTCTGGTGTTGGTCCAAAGGTTAACGCCGTTGTTTTTCAAGCCACCGCTTGTGGTCGGTGTTGCACCGCGGGTGCGGCACGCGCCAAGATGGATGGCCGGACCGCTGGGCGGCGCCGCCAGTGTAAGCGCTGCCGGATCGCCCGTGGTCGGTCCAGAGGCCAGGTTGTTGGTATCCAAAATCGACGTGATGATCCCCTTTGGCCGCAGGACGAGCAGCACATTGTCCGCGGCTTCGGCGGCAGTCAGTGCGTTGACCGTCTGTTCTGTGTCGCCAGTGGTGAGGATTTTGTAGCCATAGGACTGGCGTGAGCCCGTGCCAGAAACGCCGCTGTGGGTGTGGGCCACCGTGAACCCGGATGGAGCATTGTTGGCGGGAGCGGTGCCGGTCCCGCTGTGCGCTGCCCCCCACCAGATGGCGAGATACCCCGGCGCATATGGGAATGTGATGGTGCCGTCGTTCCAGAAATCTTCATATACGACTTCAAAGTCGTAGACGGGGCCCTCAGCAGACCCGAAACCGGTCAGTTGGTTGACGGCAAACATTTATGTCCACCTGCTGTTGTCGGCGTAATCTACAGGGATGGGGTCCATGGCTTGGATGGCAAAAGATGCCGCCCAGATTGGTTGGCGAGCAATCGTTGCGGCGACCAGGATTTGCAGCCACTCGGACGCCGTCACAACGACAGGCCCGGTATCGGTTACGACGTTGATGGTTTGTGATCCTTGCCCTAAACCAACCAGAGCTGTCGCGGCCTTGCTGACCTCGTCCCAGCCAGCCATGTCGGCTGGTGTGGTGCCAATGTGGTGGACCCCACGAGCATCACCAAAGTCATAGTCAAAACCTAGCGCCAACCGGCGTTCGCGTTCTGCGATGACGTTCTCGAGCATTTCCGTGCGCGGCAGCGCGGTTGCGCGCCGGATCTTGAGTAGGCGTGTGGGCTCCAGAACCGTTTCCCATAGCCCAAGAGTTTGATTGCGTGGATCAAAGGTCTCTTCTTCCCGCTCAACTGGAAGCCAGACGACGCCCTTATGGGTGGCGTCGTCAGGGCGGCTTGCCAGCTTGCGGACCTCTTTGACCACTCCGTCAACGACAAGAGCGTATTCATTCATCAGGTGTCGCTCCCAGCGTTGGTGTTATAGAGGATCTTGATGCCAACGAGGCCAGCCCAATCGGCAAAGGTGTCGGAGGCGTTGGCGTATTCTCGAACAACCTGGAACATGAGTAGATCGTCATTGGCTGGCGAACCGCCAACCGTCAACGTCACCTCTGAGGTGATATAAAGGTTCTCAATCACTCCGCCTGTGTCCGCAACAGTGACGTTGGCAAGACCGTTTACGGTGTCGAGCGTTTCGTTGTTACTGATAGCCCCGCAAGTGATGCCCCAGACAACGCCATAAGTTGCTGCGGTCGCCCCGTGCGCCCAAAGGAATTGGACCCCAAGCGTTCCCTTGTCCCAGCTCTTTGGCATCTGGATCCAGAAGTGGCAGAAATTGTACTGGGTATAATCAAACGAATGGACGTTGTAGGCCAGGCCCTGGGTTGGCGTGACCCATTTTTCGACACTCGTGCTTTCCGGGACCATAGCCCCGGCCGGGATCCAAATTGTTTCTTTGCCGTAAGCCAGGCCGAGAGAGGACCGCTGCGCGGCGGCATCTGCCGCTGTCAGCAGCGCCCGTCCCGCGGTCGTGCTATCGCTGATCTGCGATGCGGTATGGTTGTGCGAGGTCGGTGCCTTGCCGTCGAGGGCGGTTTGTGTCGCTGTCGAGATTGGCTTGCTGGCGTCCGACGTGTTGTCGACGTTGGCAAGGCCAACATCCGACTTGGTCAGCGTCACGGCGCCGGTTCGACCGGCGACTGACTGCACGGCGCTGCCAATTTCAACAACGGTGCCGTTGTCTTTCTTGGTGAAGACCTTGCCGTCTGCGGTGTTCACCGCCAGCTCACCGGGCGTCAAAGAGCCAGCAGCAGGGACAGCGGACGCCGTCGCGCTGCGCTTATGGAGAATTGTGTTGGCCATTAGTAGCTACCACCGTCCACTGTGCCGTTAATCGGGAAATATACGCCGTCGTGGTTGTGACTTGAGACCGCGTAGCCGGTGTGTGTGTGGCCCACCAAAGCAAAGGCCGACGCCTCGTAGCCATCCAGCTTATCGGCATCGAGTCCCGATCCGGTTCCGTCGACCGTCAGGAGGCGCGACAGCAAGTCGGCGGCATCAGTGCGCATATCGAGCGAGCGCACCGTCCCCGTGCTGTCTTCGTAAAAGAGTTTGCGGTCGGCGGTGTTGATGTAGAGCTCGCCTGGGTCGAGATTAGCGGCCAGAGGAGCGGCGCCCGGCGTGGCCGAGCGCCTAATCTGCACCTTTGAACCGAGCTCACAATCGACCTGGAACTCAGTGCCGAGGGTGCCGAGCAGGGCCGTGACCTCGTCAGAGAGATCTTCAATCTGCGCCTGCGCGGCGATCACGTCGGCCAAGGCGATGTCCAGAGTGTTCTGGAACGCCACCTGGGCCGCCGCGGACGCTGCATTGAGGGCCGCAATGGAGTCGCGCACCAGACCAGAGGTCTGGCCCTCGAGACCCGTCAATGAGGTCTCGAGGTCCGTTACGCGCTTGTCGATGGACTTCAACCGGTTGTTGAAGAAGCTCTCATCGAGGACGTCTCCATTTTTCGTCCGGTAATCTGTCCACCGACTGACCATCACTGCAGCTCCTCATAGTCCAGGACGTCCGCCTGGATTTCCTTCAGCGCGGCTCCGCTGACCACGATGCGCGACATATTTGGCCGCAACGTATCGGCGCCGTACTTGATCGGCTTCGTGACGCGGATCACGTACTGCTTGTTGTCGTCGATAACTTCAGGCATGGATCACCTCTTAGAAGGCCAGATGCACGCGTTCCGCGACGTGGAACGTGTCCAGAGCCGAAGTCGTGGTGCCGTCCAGCGTGATGCGGAAGATGGTCTGGTTCGATGCAATCTGCGTCGGCGTCCACGAGTAGGTGCGCTTGATGCGCTTGTGGTTGACCGAGCGCGCGTCAACAGGTGGATCGAGCTCCACGTCCGTTGTCGAGCCCGGCGCAATTTCACCGCCCGCGCCACCAACCTGAATGGTGCAAGTGCAGTTGTGGTTGGTCTCGTAGTAGTTCTCCAGGATCACGACCACCTTGAACGTCCGGGTCGGCGTGGCCACCGTGACGTTCTCTGACATATGCTTGAAGGTCGTGCGCGGACGCGCGTAGAACAACCGGCTGTTGGTCGTATCAATGGCAGGCTGGATGTCCGTCGTGCCAGTGAAGACGGCGCGGAACGGGATCAGAGCCGGGAGACCATAGAGAATGGTGTTGCCAGATGCGACTTCGTTCAACGGCTTCCAGACGCCACCGATCTGACACTCGAAGGTCAGCGCGCAGCTTTCCGGGATGGCCATTGCCGCGGTGATGTCGATGCTCGAAATACCACCCGACAGAGACATGGCCTGCAGGTTGATTTCGCGCCGCGTGACCGGGAACTGAGCCTGGTACAGCGAGAACATCAGGTCGCGCTCGTTGGAGCCGATCTGGTAAGCGCCGTCCACGGACACGAAGAACGTGCCCTGGGCATACGCCGTACCCGGCGCCATGCCGACGTAGTGGTTGCCACCTGTGATCACGACAACCGCATAGCGCTTGCCCGACTCCAGGAGGGTCGGTTGGATGGCTACCTTGGTCTGCGTTGCACCGCTGGTCGAGGTCAGGATGTTGGCATAGGCCAGCGTCGACTTTGCAATGCACTTATCCAAAAGCGGCATGCCGTTTTCGGTTTCGCAAAGCAAGACGTTGACGTCGCCGGACTCACCCTTGGAGGTGAAGTAGAGGCCAATACCCGTGATCCACGCCGTCTGCGGCTGCAGGAAGGTCTGAGCAATCAGCGAGCCGTTGATCGTGTGATTGAGAACGATATGTTCCCAGTAGGTCTCGGTGTAGCGATCCAGCCAGAAGCGACGCAAGCGCAGCCAGCTAACCGTGCCGCCATTGGTGTTTGGGATACCATTGAGGACCTGCCAGGTCTCTGCGCCGATGCGGAAGGTGGCGGTGGCACGATCATACGTGCCTGCACGCCACCAGGCGCTGTTGGTGCAGATCGACTTGTCTTCGCCGTACCGGATGCGAGTCCGGGACATCGTCTTCTGGACGCAAGAGTGCGACTGGTATGTGTACTGCGAGATCGACTGCGCCTGCTGAAAGCCGGTCACAACCGGAACATGCCGCTCCGTATATGTCGGCAGGATCAGACCCGAGGCGACCTTGACGTTGGGCTCAATCGGGTTGAAGAGCGCAATCGCAACTTCGTTGGCGGCTTCGTCGTCAAAGCGAACGCCTTCTTCCACCTTGGCTAGGTAGTTGACGTGGTCTGTGTCGGACTCGTTGGTGTCGAGGTAGCGGTCGGCACCGTAGTCAGTGTAGTTGTCTTCGAGTTCGGCAATCTCTTTCAGGCGGGCCACGTCGTAGGCGACGCGGGCCACATCGTTGTCGGCGCCGAGCGATCCGAGACGAGCAATGATCTTGGCCAATTCCGAAGCCAGGGCATCCACGCGCGACGACACCAGCGACTTCCACGACTCCAGCGCCGCGATGGCGATGTAGTTGCGGTTGACCTGGGGTAGCTTGTTAGCCACTTCCATTTCGATGGACTCAACGTCGGCCGGGTTCAAGAGAACCCAAGCGATCACGACGTTGGCGCTATCGATGGACGGCTTCTGCGGCTGCGCCGCTTCCGTGCCATAGACAATGTTGATGTTGGCCTTGCGCAGGCGTTGCATCGCAACGGCCTGCGGCTCGGTCGTGCCTTCCATAGCATCGATGAGGAAGTCACGCGGCTGCGTGTCGGTGTCGATAGACTGACCCCAACCAACGATGGCGGCGTACTTCTTGTTGACGGCAGGAAGATGCGCCAGAACGTCAAACACCGTGTCGGACTCCGACACGTACACTGAGCCGCTCGAGTAGACGCGGCCATCGCTGACCGTGACTTCTGCCGTTGCGCTCTTGGTGACTGTGAACTCAACCCAATGCTTTAGATCGCTGATGCCATCGTAAACAATGTGGTCGAGGGAGGCTTGGGCAAACTCACCCGTGTTGTTCAGGTCGAC